AGACAGGATTTTTACGCGGGTTTATCACCCGAATAGAAACAGTTGTTACCGTAACCCATGTGCAAGAGCACGATGGATATCGACGCACCCCGTGCGAAGAACGATAAGCCTGTCGAGCAGGCCAGTAATTCAGAAGTCCCTGAATTTACTGCAGTTTGTGACGCTAAGCTGGAAAAGCTACGCGTCAGCGGTTCTTTTGGTCCCAACACCTGGAAGGTGAAGGATTCCGAGAGGGTCGTGGCACAGTTTGTAGACGCATTCACAGAGTTACTTGGTGACTTTGGTGCGTCGATCGCGGTTCAGCAGAGCTTTCGTGGTTGTTCCACGGAGTGGCTGTTGGCTGACGATGAGATCACATATTGGGGACGCGCTAAGAATCTTGTTTGCTTTTTTAAGGCTAAGTTTCTAGGCAATCCGCTCCCTGATGTGTCCGGGTACCGCTTTGGTGGTGCTTGGAAAAAATGGGCAAAGAGTCGCATGCACTTCACTCGGAAGAATGTTTCTCTTTGGTCTTCGACTTTCAAGTTGAAGAACGCTGCAGCTCGTCTCACCGAGGCAGCTGCAATCGTCACCATGCATAAACACGCGGCCAGCGTGGGTAAGCGAATGGCAACAGACAAGCCTGTCATTGAGAAAACTGTTCGAACGATTTTTCCACTGCTCGAAAGGGCGGCTAAGTTTATCGGAGAGCAGTTTTACTCTGGCTCTTGGGAGAAGCCCTTCGCCGCGTCTAACAGCGCGTGCGTCGAGAGCTCTAAGAAAGCTTTCGGACAGATTGGTCATTTGATGGAACGTGTGTTCGGTCCCGGAGCCCCTATGGTGGTTCCCGGTATCGACTTCTGTGGGTTTGGTCCACAGCAGCGTGCGCTGGGGTTTGCGCATGACACTACCGTCTTTGACAATGAAGTCTATCAGGCTCGTCTGGCATATGTGAATAGGGAGGAACTACCCGAAGTGAAATCAGTGACGTTCTATGAAGAAATAGTAGTAGACGGAATTCGGTATGAGAACTCGTGGTTCGAAACTTTTAACTTCCCAGAGGCTGAGAAAGTGTGGATGAATGAGATCTTCATCGACGCACTCAAAGCCTGCGATCGCGATTTGGCACTCGCAAAAGTTGCCTGTGTACTTGAACCTTTCAAGGTACGCATTATCACGAAAGGTGAAGCCGCTCTTCAGTATATGAGTGGTTTCTTCCAAAAGTCCATCTTCGAGTTCAACAAGACGGTTCCGTGTTTTGGTTTAGTCGGCAGGAGTCCATCGACCTTCGACTTAATCGACATCAGAGCAAATTGTGGGCGGGGCAACCCGGATTCCGCTTTTGGTGAGTTCAGCTGGTTCAAATGGGCCTCTTCGGACTTCTCTGGTGCTTCTGATGGGACAAATGGGTATTTCCGTGATTGTATCATGGACGTCCTCATTATGTTCCTCCCTCC